AAGTAGCAGAACTTGTTGTTGATCTGATCGTACTAGTAACAAAATTATCTTTTTTAACGCTTAATCTATCTTGTCTTTTCTTATTAAAATAAATGTCTTGTATTACACCAAACTTATTAATAAATGATACTTTATGATTTGTGTATTTAGTATCACAAGTAAAAATAGGATATATTGTTTCAATCGCACTATTAGTTTGTGTGTCATATGTTGAAATAGAATTGTTTGATGACACTATTTCTATTTTAGTAGCTTGAACAGTACTTGATACATAAGTAATAAAGTCGTCAGAAGTTTCAATACCAGGAACATTTGTTATAGGTGCAATAGATTTACTATCTGCTACTGATTCCACACCTGTACTATCTTTAGTATAAAATATTACATTTGTTACTCCATTTAATCCTTTATAAACTGGAATATTATATTTTATGTTTTTTGGTATATATAAATAATTATTACTAAACAATTTAGACGTTGAAAGAATAGAGTTTAATCCATCTTCAAAATATGTATACCCTTTTGTTGCAAGACCATATTGAGTTGTCGAAGTAGGTGTTGATAAATCAGAATATTGATTAGTTTTTACATAATACCACCAACAAGTTGTGTTTATTGTATTATAATCATCATTGAATGTTACATTTATATAATCTTGAATAAGTTCCGATAATTCAAACCTTACTGTATTGTTAGAATCAGGGTTTGATTTTGTTATTGTGTATTGCGCTGTGGTTGGTTGAGAATTAAAACTTCCTGTCCAACAATACAATTTTAACGTAGAACTATTTAATGTAGCCATTTTATCTTTTTTAATATAACCTAAAAAACAAAAATAGTATTAATAGATGTCTACACCAGCACAAGAACCAAAATTATATACTACTCCTGGTCTAACTCCTGATGGGTTTCCACTATAACCTATTCTAAATGAATTTCTATTTTCATTTATTCTAAAGTTAGTTTCACTTGTTGGTGCATATATTGTACTTAATGCTGTGTCGCTATACAAAACTGTGCTATCGCCAAACGTACCAACATAATAAACATCAACATCATAAGTAAATAAAGTATTACAAGCAGCAGTTGTATTTAAAGATGAACTTGATGATATTCTCATAATTTTAATGTTAGATGGTCTTTCTACTACTGGTGCTGGTGGTGGATTAACAAAAGCATCACAAGCATCACAATCTCTAAAGTTAGTCAGATCATCAATATTAATAGTTGTTGTATCAGTTGATGTTGTAGAATCTTCGTAACATATACCATTATATACAACACTTGGGTATCTTATAGCCCATTCAGTTGCAGCTAAATTTTCACTATGACCAAATACTATTGTTTTAGAAGCATCATCACATTGTTTATATTTTCTTTTGTAAGGTAGACCAGTTATAGTAGGAGCAGAAGAACCACCAATACAAGTAGTACACTCATTAAACTCAATCCAAAACAAATCTTCAAGAATTAAAGCGTCAGGACTATATGCTTTAACATCTCCCTCGTTATTATGTAAAGTATAAACTGTGTGTCTACACTTTGTAGTATCTGCTCCAACCCTTAATACATTTGGTAAAGCTGAATCAGAAACTATATATGTTAAAGCACCACCTGTACTTCCACACAATCTATACGCACCATAATATTTATTCAGATCAATTATTACTTCTTCTTCAACCTCTATTTCTCCAACACAAGTTTCACATTTACCAAATGGTTGTGATCTTACAAAGTCTGTTGTTTCTAAAGTAAAGTTTGGTGTAGGTAAAGTGTAATTATCAGCATATACTTCTATAATCTCATAACAACCCTCACCACCTGTTTGACCAAAATCTTTTAAACTTATTATGTTACCTAAAGTATATTCAAAATTATTAAATATTATATATTCTATTCTACCAGCATTTGTTTGATTCTCACATCTCTTAACAGCAACTTTTTGTATGTTAGTTGTAGGTTGACTTACCGGCGCACCTGCACAACCATAATTTATACAAGGACCTGGTATTCCACTTGCTTCTATATATCTAAAATTATTATTTGTTCCACTTGTACTATCGGAATAACTACCTGGAGACAAAGCACCTGTTCCATTTGCGTTAGCATAAAATTGAGTACCAACACAAAAAGCTGTTACAGCATTTCTGTCGCCATAAATAGTAACGTTTGATCCTGTACAAGCTGTATTACTTGCAGCACCTGTACTTGCAAACCTTAATGCAAAACTAGGTCTTGTTTGCCAAGTTATACTTTTAAATACATCAGCTCTTGTAGTAGTAACACCAGTTCCAATAACTTTACAATTATAAAAAACAACACCAGCACTTGTTTGTGTCTCTCCACCACCACCAACTTCATTTATAACTAAATTTGATGATGTTGCACCACTAATATTAGTCATATTACTTGCACCTGATGAACTACCTTTTTCCCATTGATAAGATGCGTTTGTTATGTTTTGTACAACTGCTGTTAGTTCAGTTCTTTGTGAAACAAAAGCAAATCCTTGATTATTACCATCACTAGTTGACATATTAATAGTAACTCTAGGTGTTAATGTAATTGTTGTTTCAGGTATGAATGCAGTTCCACAAACAAATATTCTTGAAACATAACCTGGAGGATAACTAGTTATTAATGCATAATGATCTTGTGGATTGTCACTTGTGTCATATAATGTTAATTTATGCCATTTGTCAACCCCACCAAATACACTTGACAAGTTATCTGCTGCATCTTTTTGTGTATATAATAAAGTTCCTTGAGTTATAGAACCATCATAATATATTTCTGTGTCTGCATTTTGCTCACAAGCATCGATTCCACGAGAACCAGGTACAGATACAGATGTTGATGAAATCATAGATTGATTTGGTTTTGTTTCAGACTCTTCAATTATAGTAGTTGTTGTACTTGTAGTACATTCAACATAACCACTAATTCTTCCATCAGCTACTTCTCCAATTATTCCATTGTGATTAGTACCTATTTTATAATATTTTCCATCACTTGCATAAGGAGTTTGTAGTGATTGATCTGAAAATAGAATAACACCATTTCCTAAAGCAGTTTGACCATCTAGTAAAGTAAAGTAAGCTGTTTCTGACGCACTATCTAAACAAGCTAATTCATCACTTGTTCTTCCAATAGGAGAAACATCAATTGATGTCGCTGTTACTTGAGCAACTTCATCATATATTTTTACAGACGTAGATATTGTTGGACTAATATCGTTTAATGTCAATGTAAAAGTTTCATAAGGTTGTTCACTTAAAGTATCTTTAATTGCTTCAAATGTTTCACTTGCTTGATTTTCAAATATCTGAAATGATCCTGTTAGTCCATTTCTTACTAGATCACTTGCAGATACTCCTGTTATTGTAAATGGTACAGCTGTGTTGTCTACTAAGTTTGTTGTTGTAAGGTCTATTGTAAATGCATCACCCTCAGTTGCACTTGTAACACTTGGTGTTAATATAAATGTTTCTTTTAAAGCAAGTGTACCTGTTAACGAAGATGCTAATGCTACATTGGCACTACCAAATGTTCCACTAAAACTAGCAGTTGATATTGCTAAAGCTGATGTCGCATTATAATTAGTTGATAGTGTTAAAGCAATAACAAAACTATAACTATCACCTTGACGACCTTTTACTTCAAAGACCTCAGGGTTTAATTTTTCTAAAGCAACTACTTCTTGTGCTTGTATACTTGATGACTTCGTAACAGTACCACTATAACCATCTGATGATATTGATGGTTTTATTGAATTCGCAATAGTAAGCGTTGCAGTATATTGAGTCGCTGTAGCCCAAGATACTTTAAAAGGTAAAGCAGTAATTGTGTTTCCATCTGCATCTAACGTACTACAACCATAACTAAATTCTTGACTTGCACCAGATAATACTTCTTTAAATGTTATGTCAGGTGTTGTTCCTGCAGCAGCAGCGTTTCCACCAGTCCACGTATACGTTCCATTAGATGTAAAGTTTACAGGTATAGCACGAAGTGTAATGTTAGCATTAGAAGTTCCCTCACCTGGACTATTTTTCTCAACGTTATTTACTACTTGTACTATTTTTAATAAATATATTTCTCTTCCCTCTTCGCTAGTTTGATCTGTTGATCCCTCAGATCCTGAAGCTACAACGTAGTATGGACTTCTAGTATTTACTTTATTTACTGCCATTTATTGATATTTTATTTAGATGTGTTTCTAAGTCTTTATTATAACTTGCTTCTATGTCTTTTGTTATTGATGCATAATATTTTCTATCAATGTAATCTATAATATTAGCACCTCTATTTCTACCACCAAATCTTGCAATAGTACCATCACGTTGTATTTTCTTCATTATTAAATATGCTAAATCCTCAATTGTATTATTAGCATAATTAGAAATTATATTTTTTGATTTAATCCAATTTTCTATTGCACCTCTATCTACTTTTCTAGGATTTCCACCTTTATCAACTTCTTTAAAATATTTAGCAGCATAGAAATTTAAAAAGATATCTTGGTTTTTTACAAAAACAACACTATTCATACTCCTCTTTAAGTTACCACTTGCATTTAATTTTGATGGTGGTGTACCTTTACTTACATCTAGTTGTGCTTTTAAGTCAGCTTGTATTTTAGTTCTAAGTTTATTTAGTGCTTGTGATGTAAATTCATAGATCATTAGCAAAGAGATAATTCATTAGTAGGCACTTCTATTTCTATTGTTACACCCCACCCTGCAAGTTCATTCTCATATGAGTCGATTATTGGATTGGCGATTACAGATGTAGTTATTTGGAAGTTCTCTGAAAATGTATCTCCTCTTCTCATTTCTTGTTGTAATAGATTGACTACTTGCAATTGTGTATTAAGTACATCTTGTAGATTATCATTTCCAAAGAATTCATCTTCATCTTCTTTTGTATTCTTATCATCTACTATATCTAAACATAAGACTTGTATTGATGCGTTCATTATTCTATCATTAAATGTTACATCTCCAAACACTATATGTGCTAATGGGTATATAGTTGTTTTATTCAGATCAATTTGTAGTAGATCACCAAACGTAACATATTTAGTTATTCCATTTGCTCTTAATATTGTTTTTAATTTATCTAGTATTGTATATACTTGTCTCATCTTGTGTGTTTTTTAATCATATTAGATTCTAATTCTTGCTTTTCCTTTTCAAACTCCAACCAGGTTAGACATTGAAATAAGGGTAATTTTGTAATGTTTTCAAATTGAGTGACATCTCCTTTAGCGATTGCGTAAACTGATTGATACCAACCCCATTTTGTTCCAAAGTTTGACGTAGAGTCAAGTCCTTGTTCACTTGATCCACCAAAGAGTGAATCAAATGACTCGATAACTCTTTCCCTAAACGATAAAAAAAAACATTAGCACCTATCGGAACACTCACTGGGGCATCTAACATAACGTCAGAATATTTTTCACTACCCTCATAATCCTCTATTTCATATAGATTCCCTGTTTTAAATATTATAGGTCTATATAGTACAGCCATAGCTTTATGCATATCTTCCCAATTTTGTATGTATTTTTCTAAATCTATAAATTCACCTAGTGTAATGTCATCTATCTTAGGAATAAATCCAAACTCTACCTCTTTACCATTAGGATCAGTCATAGTAAATCTTTGTTGTAAAGGTGTTTCTTCTTTAAATATTGTCGCTAGGTGGTTTATTATGTTGGAGAATGCAGTCATAGGTAGATCATACGCTTCCTTTAAATCTATACCACAAAAGTATTCGAGCATCTTCATATTAGCAAAGTCTATTTTTTCTTCACTAGGTTCTTTCTCACTATTAAAGTCTACGATCTTAATGTACTTCTGATATTCCTTTAGCTTGACATCAGATAACTCTCTAGGTACTTTTACTTTTATTTCTCTAATCATACTTATATAACTTTAGTCTTGTAATTTGTCGTATAACAAAAATAGAAAAAGTAGTTATATTAAAGAATATTTTGTAATAATAAATAGTTTATCTTATCTTTGTTTGATAAATATATAGATTCACCAAAATTATATTCAATCAGATCATTTCTGAGTTCATATTAATTTAGTTATTAAAATCCTTTAGCAAAGTTCCAAGCACGTAAACGCCCTGTTCTTTCTAAGGGGTTTTTTTTGTTTCCCTTTGAATTTATGGAAGTAGAGTAATCAACAGACGTATACCGCATTTTACGTTGAATTAATGACTTTAGACCATTCATTGAATTATCAACCTATATTACATTGAATCAATCGAGAAAGGGGAAAATATCTCCGACTTGGATTTCATTTGAATCTATATCCATTTATTACTTCATAAATAAAACTTATGCTCATTATCAACACCATAAGAAATAACTATATTTTATTATTATAAACATTGATTGTAAATAACTATTTTTTTGTATATTAGAGTAAGTGTTCAATCTAAGTAGTTGAGCATCGTTCATTGACTTATCGAAATTAATAAATAACTAATATTATGAAAAAACATATTTTAATACGTAGGTTTATAGATGAATATAAACCAACAAGCAAACAATTAAGAATCTTTTGTAAATATTGTGGTGTTATTGGATCTGATGCCAAGCAACTACCAACAATAAACAAAAGTAATAACACAAATGTTTCATTCGAAGCGTTTGTTAAATGGCTTTTCAAAGTCGATTCAACTATGACTTCAAAACAATTAAAGGTTATTGGTTGGTATGGTACTAACATTGTTCATTGGAAATCAATCGGAAATGTTATTGTTAAACGTGGTAAATATCACTTAACAAAAGAATGTAAAGAGGAAGGAAATTCACTTTATAGGCGTACACCAAAAAGACAAATAAAACATTATAAATTTTGGGCTAATCGATTCGAAGAATTATACTACGAAGAGAAAAGAAAAAACCAACGAATTTATTATCAAGCCATTCACGAAGAAAGAGAACATAAAAATATTAACTCCTTTCTTCATACTATGGAATCACTCATTGAGCAATATAAATATTTAAAAAAAACGCTATGAGTAGAAGCTATAATATATGGAACGAAATTAACTCGTGTGCATATTCAAGTGCCAAAAGTTATGGAATAAAAGACCATTCGGAAATCATTTCCTTTTATGGTAGTAGCTCGACACACTCGAAAAAACTTGGTGTCATTAGATACACTAGGCGAAACTTATTCGGAAATTGGTATTCTTATTGTATTTTGTTAGATGATAAAATAATTCGTCAAAGATATTTTAACAATAAGACAAAAGAACATCGAAAAAGAATCCCACGATCCGTTGATTAAAATAGAAATTAAATAACTAAATTATGGAAAAAACAATATTAAATCCAATTAATGAAATAATATTTCAAGTCCTTTTATATAAAAATAATCATATTACTTATGATGATTTAATACAAGCAATTGAACAAATATTTCATCACTATCAAATAAAGAATAAAAAGAACTAAATTCTTTTTTTCTATGTTAGTTAGTTTGAACCCTCTAAGAATTCGAATCTCTTAGGGGGTTTTTTTATGCTCTTTATTTTCTTGATCTGATTTAACCACAAAAAAAATGGGGAAGAAAAAAATCAACCCCATCGTATTGAACCCTGTTATATTGAACCCTGTTATGTTGAACCCAACTATGTTTAATGAATTGCTATTCGTTAATAAAAAAGTCTATAACCAAAATTAGTACAAGTAAAAATCCTGGTGCTAAAAATATTATTGCTTCCATTATTTATTTATTAGTTTCGTTATTAAAAGAGTAGCTAGATATATCATAAAGAAATATCCATACGAGTTACCTTGTCGTATCAGATCAACAATTGCTAAAGTAAGAAATACAATAGCCATCATTAGATTGATTACATTTACTATTATTATTATTTTATTTTCCATTATAAACTTGATTTAAATTTAGTAGACCTATTAAGTCTAGTATTTTCTTCCCTCAGCTTACGATTCTCTTTTTTTAGCTTTTGGTAGTTTGCAGATAATCTCTCAACTCTAGCGTGGAGATACTTTATAAGTGATTCGTTTATTGTCATTTTTTGTCTATTATATTAGGTAATCCATCATAGGTTTTATATTCTATATCAAGGTCGAGAGGAAACCCACACGACTCACAGAATACCAATGTATCTGTTGGATTATTGTAATTACATTGTTTACAATGTGTTTTAACATTGCTTTTAGATTTAGTCATTAACCAAATATGAGTCAGCTCAAACTTGCAACCTAACTGTTTACAATTTTGATCCGCTGATACATCTCTCATACTATAATAATATTCAGTCATAAACTTATTATATGCGTCTGCTTTATCCTTACCATCAATAGTATATTCAAACTTCTTGAGTTCTTGAAACTCTATCACGTAAGTATTATCTTGTTTGCTCATCTTATCCATCTTCTTATTTCGTTATACTCTCCTTGTTCTTCTTTGATAGATTGCTCAATTGTTTCTCTATCCCATTTTGGTTCAGATAATTTGTACACTAACATTTTAGTATAACGAATCCCATTTTGTAGATTCATCTTCTCTACACATTCAATAACTCCATAGTCAGATTTATCTTCTCCAACATATGTAACGTAGCCACTTAAAGTAACTCCCCACATTTCTAAATATTGTTTGCATACTAAGTCAAGCCAAGCAAAATAATGTCTAAACTTTTCGCCACCATTCCAAGCTAGGTATTGATTACCATATTGTCTTTTGATATGCCAATGATTATATCTACTTGGGTACGAATTCAGATCGTGTCTTTTATTTTGTAGTTCGTTAAACCTATCAACCAATACATCATCTAGGTTTTTACTCAACCTAAATTGTCCAATAAATTGTGTGTTATATCCCATATTAATTAATATTTATATTTTCTAATTGCTCAACGTTTTCTTCTAAGTTATCTATAACTTCTTCAGTTAAGTTCTCATCATCAATAGATGGTAATCTATCAATGTCTTGCTTTAATTCTTCCATTCTTTTTAAAGCCCTTTCTTGTAATTTTAAATAATAAGTAGTTAGTGCCATAATTAATATATTTGTCCTAAGTCTCTTAATTTTTGTTTTCTTTCGTGTTCCAACTTGTCTCTTAACTTTCTTGTTGCTTCCTCTTGAAAATCATAATCTTCTATTAATTCTCCATCGACTAACTTATATTGTAGTTCAGTTTCACATTCCCAAGAAGTCCAATAAGTATTAAAGTGTTCATATCCTATATCAAGAATGTCATCATCTTTTTTATACTTATTAACATCGAAGATTGCAGCTTCTTTTACTTTTGGGTTATCTCCCATACCATCATATAAATTTGTCATTAGTTTCTTAACGTACTTTATGGCGTCTTTTTTATACTTAAAGTATACTCCTGTATCTTCATCTATCCAACCCTCATTCATTCCCTCATCAGTAATGCTACATTGTCTAGCATATCTCTCGTTATCGTATACATTGTGTTCACTAATATAAATCTTTTCGCTACCCTCAGATCCATCGAAATAGAACTCAGCATACTCGTCAGTATAGATTTCGTGTGCTTCAGCTCTAGCTTCTTTAACTAGTTCTTGAAATTTAGTTACGACTTCTTTCCAAGATGTAAATACTTGGTGGTCGTTGTAATCTTGAAGATTACTCGTAGTATGTAATATATAAATTCTCATAGTAATTGTTTTAAATTAGAATACTAATATACAAAAAACTAGACTTATGTACAACTTATATACAATAAAATATATATATTTATCAGATCAATGAAGAGAACAAAATATATAATCATATCGATAATTTGGAGTTTGATGGTCTTTGCTTGGACTTATCTATTACTTTGGTGGTTTGCATAACCCCATTATGTTGAAAACCCCATTATGTTGAACCCTATTAAGTTTAGCGAATAACGTACACACCTTTGTTTGCGTTAGCTAGAAAGTATTGTGTGCAATAACGCAATGAATCTATGTGGTGGTCATACTTTTGTATTGGCTTAGTATTTCTTTCGTGCCATACATAATTATTTAATTCCTTTATCAATTCAATACTACTTGAATCTACAATCAGATCGTAATCTTGTAATAAAGCTATACCCGTTAATATTGAACCTTTCCTTTTTATAGTTGGTTTTATATTACAATACCCTTTAAGTTCATTGATTAGTCTAGGTTCAGCACTATCACATATAATCAGCTCATCGTTTGCATATCTACGATTTGCTTCCCCTATCTCTTGTGTCGACATACCAGGTTTACAATACATTGTCTTTATCCAAATCTTCTTTAATGCTTTACTTATCCCTACTTTTATAAGTACAGTCGGATCAATCGAGAAGCCAAAGTCTTGACCATAAATAGATTCTACTTCCTCATTAAATTCACCGACTTTCCAATTAGTAAAGATAACACCCTCAGCTTTATCTAGCCAACCCCCAAGTATTTGATGATTGTATCTATCAGGTCGTCTACGTCTTATATCTTCTAGTTGTAATAAAAATGATTCAGAAAGATTTTCTTCATTGTCTTTGAAAGTTGTGTGAATATATGTAACATTGTCGTTAGATAAATTTACACTTGTGTTTACACCCTTACCAGCAAAGAATCTTTGGTATATCCAATGCTCTTTAGTAGCAGGGTTTAATATTAATATAACCCTGTTAGGTTTATTTTTTGATCTGACAGATTGGTCTATCTTATCGAAGTCCTCTTCCTTAGTCATCTCCTCAGCTTCATCAAGAACCCAAGTAGTAATTCCATTTATGGATTTAAGTGCTGCAGTTTGATTACCAGCACTTGTTCTAATCCCTTTGAAGATTATTGAACTACCAGTACTTATGTTTAAGATTTCATCTTTAGTTATTCTAAAGTGATGCATTATGTCATATAGTTGTAACTTCTCAAGGAACTCTGGAATGATTGAGTTAGACGCACTAATCATTGTATACCTAGTAAATAGTATTTTATGTCCTTGTTCAAACGTTAGGAACGCTAAAAATGTAGTTATTGCAAATGATTTACCACTACCTCTACCACCAGTTATTACAAAATACCTTGAGTCATTTCCAAGTGCATTATATTTTTGGTTAAGACTTGGTTTCTTCATCTATATCTATTGTGTTCTCTTGTTCGTTTCCTGTGAATAGATTTTTAATATTGATGTTTACATTCTTTTGGTTGTCATCATCGCTATCGCCAGGTTTACCAAAACCATATTCCATTAATAGTTTTGCGTGTGGGAAAGAACCTTTCTTAGCAAACATTGCAGTAGATTCAAAAAACTCTTCTTGTGATCCGAATACTTTACTAATGGCATTTTGTGTATGGATTGTTGCTCTATTGCGTTTAGCTTTATTAACTCGCAATGAACTATTTGCATCTAGTACATCAATATTTCTTACACCTTTCTTCCTACCATTATTCTTACGACCATCGTTTTGTTTAACGTATTTATATTGTTTAGGTTTTCTCCCCATAAATTTCGTGGTTATCTACTTTTCTTTCTAAATCTAAATGTGCGCGGAGAAGTTCATCGTGGTCTTTAAGTAAATCCTCATACTTAATTCTCCAATAGTGAACCTCGCTATATCTTTTAAGTGCTTGATTACCCTCTTGAAGTAAAGCGTTTCTTATTCTATTGTAGCTAGACATAATAGTATCATTATATAGGGCAATCATATTGAATACTTCTAACCCGTGTATAACTGTGGCGTGTTCTCTATTAACACTTTCACCTATCTCTGCTAATGAAGCGTGTGTAAACTCTTTACATAGTTTAAAGTAAATTGCTCTACCATAAACATACTTTCTTATTCTACTATTTTTCTTAATGTTAATCTTCAGATCCTTAGATACTAAGATTTTTATCTGTGACAATGTCAAGTTCGTGTTTGTACTCATATTGGTTTAATTCTAATTTTATTTGTTTATATGTTTTTTCTTTTGCATATTTTAATGCTTTTAGTATTCCTGCACAAACTTCATACATTTCTTTTTGTTCAAATTCATACAAGTCATCTACTAAATCTTTATACGATACTCCTGCAACTAAATCTCTTAAAGTTAAATAATAACTTTGACTTATTTGTTCTTTATAGATATTCTGTTCTAAGGTATTGATTGATGCTCTTTGTTTTGTCATACATATAATCTTTATAAATTTCACACGCTTTTTCTACTTTCTTCTCTGCCCCATCTAAAGTTTCTTGCGTTACAGGAAATGATTTTATCTCTCCTGTACTCTTATCTATAACTAAGAAAACAAAGTTTTGTACTTGGAAAATCTTTGTATATATGTACGCCTGCATATCATAATGATATACTTTTTTTGCTTTGTAACCCCAACCATCTAAAGTTTGAGTTGTCTTAATATCTATTATCATATCAGATCGTAAGTAATCTGCTTTAGCACGAAAGGGGAAACCAAATAGAGTATCAATCCCTGGTTCCTCAGCTACACCTTTTCTTAGGAACTCACTAGCTTCTATGTTAGATTCAAATGTGCTAATTAAATAACTCATAGACTCTAACTCTCTATTAGTCATAACTTCTAAGTGTGGGTTATCTAGTTCAGCATCTTTAAACTTCTTTGTTGTTCTAGTACTTGAGTCAACAAATAAGTAATTATGTTGAATTTTTTCTTCTTCTAATAACAAAGTATGAAACAACTTACCCTCTCTAATTGCTTTGTTTCCACTTATATTTTCTCTAGTGAATTTCCTATATGCTTGTGGTGATTTATATAATGGTTTCGCACTACTTGATGATAATGCGTTTTTACCTAGATAACCATAATAAAATTCATCATCATACATTTTTAATTTTAACTCATCTTTGTTCCATTCGGAATTGTCTAATAATTTAATCATATTTGCTTTGTTTTAATATTTCTATACATAACTCTTTTGGTAACATACTTCTATTGTGATTCCCACTTACTTGACATATACCCATTTGTTTTACTTTCTTTGCTTCACGATCTGTTTTTTCGTGGTGACAATCTTTGTTGCCATTAAAACATTGTGGTCTAGGTTTCCACCCACTCGTATTGAACATCGGATCAAACAAATTATTAGTCCAAACATCAGTTGGCTTAGCCATAGTCATACCATATTTACAATACCATATTGTTGTTCTAGGTAAATCTTTAACTACATCTAATGATCTGAGTCTCCCTCTAGGGTTTTCCATATACCAATACTTAGGATTAAATTCATTAATTATGTCTAATGTCTTTTGTACCATCTTAACTCCATACTTTGCTTTGTCACTTATTGGTGTCAGCTTATCCCAATGTCTCCATAGTGCTGCGACGCTAAAAGAAGTACAAGGTGGACTCGCCCATATCAAGTCTGGTTTAAATGGAACTTTAGAGATGTCAAAGTCAAATACATCAACAACATAGTCAACGTTACCAAATTGACGATAGTCAGAACTAAATGTATTGTGACCTAATCTTTGTGCTTCTTTACTAAAAGTACAACTTCCTGCAAACAACTCTAAAACATTCACTCAACAAATATAATAAACAATTTATAAACAAAGACTATTCATCTTGCATTTCTAAGAATTTTTCTAATGCACCTAATATTCTCCAAGCTGATTTACCTAAATGTAAAACACCATCATCATCTATTGGGTTTTCTATATGGTCTAACAAATGTCTTACACAAGCATCTAACTCATCTTTAGATTTAGACCTATCCCAATGTAAAGGTGTGTTAGGGTTATGTTGTTCATTTCCAATGTAACTTACTTTAGAAACGTATCGAATTGCTTTTGGAAAATATTTAAGAACACCACTAAATACTGGTTGTTCTTTTCTGATCTGATGTTTTGTTTTACTCATAATACTTCTGCGTCTATTATTGGTAACATTGCAATTTCTTTTGATATTTTTGCATTGTTAGAAAATTGTGTTGTTTTTGGTAATTCTTTCATAAACCAAGTTGGGCTAACAAAAAACAAATTCCATTTGTATACACCCTTTGGTGTTGAATTAATATATATAGGAAGATCAAAATTATCATTAGCTTTAAATATCATTGCATCAAACTTACCTTTTTCTATAACTAATTCGTCATAATGTTTCTTACGACATTTTAATTCTATTCTATGTTTTGTTTTAGGACTATAACAATCCCATCTACTAATTGGACTATTACTCATAACTAAGTCAGGGTAAACTTTTTCTTTTAAGTATATGAATAAATCTTTTTCTATCATAAATATAAAGTATAGACCTCTCTTAATCTTACTAGCTTAGAATTAAAACAACTACCACAACTAGTCGCTACATCATTTGTGTTAAAGACATAGTTATATATATTTAACAAATCTCTTTGTTGTGCAGCAGTTATCGTATTAGTGTTTTGATTAAAGAAGTCAGTAAGATAATTAAATTGTCCTTCGCTTAAACACTTAGGTTTATTATAAGGGTATAATTGATTTAAAGTTTTCTTACGATTATCACAACCACAATCTTTTCCAAGAGCATCAAAGATAGTGTCTACTACTTTCTTTATGCCAGTTGCTTTAGTCACTTTCTCAACACTATCACCTAAACCACTAGATTGCTTTTCGTATTTAGCAACCCATTGTTTATATGCTTTGGTTCTTTTGTCTTTTGGTTTGTTAGGAATTTTACTCATCTTTATTATGTTTAATTAAATGGAAGTCACCATTAATATAATCTTGGTAATCCTCGTTGAACTTACTATTTATTATTTGCTTATAGTTCTTACAACTATTAAATATTGATGTTACTGATATATGAGAATCCTTAGCTAGTTTCCTCATACTAATATCAGTTTCATAATATATTTTAAATAATTTTTGATCGTACCATCTATCCCAACCATCTACTTCTTGTTGTATGTTATCTAATATTATTTGTTGTGCATAATCTTTATTTCTTTTATGATATGTATCATTAGCGTCATCAATCAATGGAAGATAAGTTTTGTGATTCTCATTGTTTTCTCCAAGTTCATCTATACTAATCATTCTATGCTTAGATTTAGCTTTTAAATAATCGTTCCATAAGTTTTTGATTGTTATATAAACGTAGAACTTATTAGGTTCAGTCTCGTTATACATTATTTTTTTAGGATCTGATATGTACTTGTTAAGTTTTAAGTACATTTCGTGAATAAAATCTTCTACTAAGTCATTACGTATTCCGATTGATAATCCCATTGCTATCCAAAGATTGTGATATTTAGATAGAAGTTCCATCATCTTATATAGAATATGTTTATCCAAAAGAAACCTAAACTAAATCTAATTAAGTCAGCAAATTCGTCAGGAAATATTTCTATGTCATCTACGTAATCTAAACCAATTACAAAACCTTTAATCCACTCAAATTGAATACTCATTACATAAAATTAAATTGCACTCTGATTCTATCTTCTTCACCATAAAACTTACTCATCTTATTAATAACCACAATGTTTTGATCTTGTTCATATACTAAACCCTCTAAAGCATCAAAAAATGCTTTGTTTAAATTGTCCGGTAAGTCCGGCTTAGTAGTTTTATAGTTAAATTGTTGCTTTTTCTTTTTTGAGAAACTCTTAGGGTAACTAAATATATACTCTAAATAGTTAATCTTAATTATTGATCCAGCTTGTACAATTTCATATTTGGTAGGTAGTTGCTCACTAACTAAGTTACGTAATTTATTTTGATAATCGGTAATCTTTTTTGGTTTATATCTTCTTCCATTCCTAGCAAATCTAAAAGATTGATGTGCTTGTGGTTTGATCTGAATGTCTAAGGTTAACAACATTAAAAAGGCGAATTGTTATATTCTTCAACATCATCAATTACAATTGGTAAACCTTGTCTTACTTCAAATGCAAATGAACTAAATGGTATTCCCCTACTTTTTTTACATTCTACAATTACAATATCTTTATTCGCAGGTGATGTTTGTACACTTATTTGTGTCTCTGTTTTCTTCTCTAGGAATGAACCAAGATGCCCTGTTGCTTTTGAGTTATAGAAATTACTATGTATCACAGTGATTATATGTATGTTATAATCTAAAGTCCATTTCATTAAATAATGTATAACCTTATTAGATTTCTCTATATCATTTATATCGTTTAATAAATCTGCAACACCATCTATAATAACTAATCCTACATTCTCAGATTTTGATATATGCCAATCTATAAATTCTAATCTTTCATTAGGTAAAAATTGTCTTAATGCATATGTTTCATATCCAACACAATCCTTACACATCTTATGCACTCTATTGAATGTTCTTTGTGCGTGGTATCTACTTTGCTCTGTATCATAATGTAATACTTTTTTAGTACCTCTATACCCTCTTATATCTTTAATGTAAGTTTCGTGTGAACCCATATAAGCTGACGCTAATAAACTAACAAGAAATGTCTTTTTACTTTTTGGTCCTGCACTTATAAAACTAAAGTTACCATATGTTCCTAATGGTATAGGTTCTTTGTTAAATGCTAATCCTTTCGATAAAGCTATTGGTGGTTCTTTTATTTCTTCATTAGAATCTACGTAGCTTTCTTTTAATATCTTCTCAAACTTCTCTTCAAAATTTATACTATAATTCATTAATTAGGTCGTTTATTATAAGGGTTATTTTATTCTTGACATCACCTACAAAATCATCAATATCTAAATCAGTTTTGATTTCATTAATAACAATGTATTCATATAGGTTTACTCTTAGTTTTTCAAAATGCTCTTTCTTACTTATTTGTATTACACTTCTAAAGTTATTTAAAATGTAAGTATTAAAAAAATGTAATAACATTGGTTTATCATTATACAATTCTTGCTTATCAAATTTCTCAGTTATATACCATACTAGAAATCTTTCTAGCAACATATTCTTTAATTGCAAGTTGTTTATATCATTAATCAAATCATCAAACATATCAATTGTTATTTGATCTGATAGTCTATTATATATTTTATTTATCTTTTTATCCATAAAAAAAGGGGAAGCGTTAACTCCCCCTTACAATTACCAATTATTGAAAAAACTACTAATTAAAAAGGCAAGTCGTCACTGTCTGCAGAAACCACTTGCTTTGCTGTTTCTTTGGAATCTTTTGTTGCTACGCTAACTTTACCATCAGTCCAAAATACTTTGCCATTACCTATATACTTCTTAGGCGTTTTAGCATTTCTTTCTTCCTCAGTTTGTTCATCGTACATTGATATATTTTGACCATACTCATTAGTAAAGTCGCTTATAGAGATCGTGTAGTTTTTATATTTACCATCTCTACCTTTAATTCCAATTGTTCCTAATACACTCATATTAATTTTATTTAGTTATTACTTTACGATTATCAATTGCTTCTTGCAATTTCTTTTCCACTACTTTAGACATTTTATATTTATCCATAATAGAATTTAATGAACCACCCTCTTTAATATAATTGAGTGCTTTATCAAACTTCTCAGTTTTATCTTTTAATACTTCCAATACCTTAACACCGTGTGTATTTGATGCATCAGAATCTTGTGTATCATCTATTAAGAATAAATTACCTAAAGCATATTTCTTTGCATAAGAAGAAGCACTTCCAGTCTTTTGCGGGTCTGCTTGACCTTTCATATTGAAGTCAATTACAGCTTGTGCTTTGCTTTCTATTTGCATATCTACTGAATCACAATCAATTAACTTGGCTGTAGATTCAATGTATAAACGCCCACCCTTTTCTTTGATGGTATCACTAACTTTAAGTGATAGTTTATATTTCATAGTAAGTGGTTTGACACCCTCAAGAATGTCCTCTGCACTTCTATAATTATAGTTACCAAAATTATTGCGTCTTTTTTTAGGCACATTAAGTTCAGTTTGAATTGCTAATAATTTTTCTGAAATATTCATTTAATTTAATTTAGTTATACAAATGTATAAAAAATAATTAACATTTTATATATAATTTGAAATGATCCAAATTCCAGGTTTCTTCAGATCATCACTATCTACGTGAATATGGTTTTTACCTATTCCAAATCTTCTAAATCCAACCATAGACAAACCCTCTATAATTAAAAGTCTTTTTCTTGTATCAGTACATCTAATATCACAAGCACGACCAATTAAATGACTTGATGTAGATAAACCACCTTTTTTTATATTCTCTTTAGGACTTCTATAACCACTTAATATTTTAAACTTAACACCAGCTATATCTCTAGCTTCGTCTAAGCAATGTAAAAATTCTCTATCCATATAACCATAACCACTCCCTGGCATATCAGGAGAATCAAACTCATCATATTGAAAATATCTAAGTTCCATTAAACAAATTTAATTGTGTTGTTGTATTATGACTAGCATCATAACGTTTATTATCTCCTTTTGGGTAAGGTTCTATATTGTAACTTAATAAATTTATCAATCTTTTCTTAAGTCGTTTACTAGCTAATATCATTATATATCTATGCTTTCTTGATCTTGGTATTCTTTCAAACCTCTCAGGGTGTGCATACATATAATCTACACTAAAACTACCACCTAAAGTTCTACTATGTTTATTAGTACCTTTTTCTTTCCAATCCCAATTGTTCTTTGTTAACCCAGTGTATATCCAATTAGTTGCTTGATATATATAACCTTGATGATTTTGGTCTGTATCAGCATATGAAACGACAATCATTGGTTGTGGTAACTTATAAAAAGTGTGTGCTACAAAATATGATAAAGTGTTCTTAGGTAAGTTATCATTTACTACTAACCTATTTAACTCTAATACATTGTTTTTATATTTCTTACCACAAACATTTTCACACAACTCTTTCGATATAGGATTACCATATGTACAAACTCCTATCAGCTCATCACCATCATATAATCCAAAAGAATATCTAATGCTTGGAATACGCTTTGCATAATGTTTATACTTAAACCATTCCTTAGTTTGTTCTTTAGGAATTGATCTGATTATAAATTTTTCTATTTGTGACATTTTTATATATTTGCAAATACGTAGTCGTAAATCTACGAAAAAAGTTACAAACTTCAATAGAGATATTGTTGGTTCAGGTAAATATTGAAATTTCTTTTTCTCTAGGGGAACTTTTTCTTTTCTTTCTTTTACCCTTTTCTTTCTTTTCTTTTATTTCAATAACTTACGTATTATCTCTTTGTAATACATATATTCATTTAATGCTATTGTTTTAGCAAAAACACATTCATAATCTTCTATTTCTTCTTCATATTTAATTGTGGCTTTGACATTATTCAGATCAATTCCATTTATTAAATCATTCCACAATTGACAATAAATATCAAATTGTCTATTATTCATCTCTTTATACCTTGACCTCTATACTTCTTTTTATAACCTACTTGATTCTTAGATGCGTTCTTAGAATGAACGCCAGGTCGCTTTTTCTTTTTTGGTGGAATGTAAATTGATACTTTAGCTTTTCTTGGCATTATTTACTTATAGATTTAAACTTCTCTGCTCCTCTTGAACCAAAGTATGCTACATAAACTGTGATTAAAAGAGATTTAAGAAGATCAATCCAACCATTGTCAACACTAAAATCTAACCCACTCGAATCAACAAATATTAATAACACCATAGATATAGTTAAAAATATTAACGCCATAGGTCTCGTGTTTTTACTTAGCCAAGAATCTGATTGCATATCACTAGACCACCTTTTTGATACTTCTTGCATCTCAATAGTGTCTTGATTAAGCAATGCTAATGCTTTTTCTTTATCTTCTTGTGGTAAAGTTTCATCTTTACTAATTAAGTTCTTTACAACGCCAAATACTCCATTGTCTGGTAATACATCACCTAATGAATCTATTATAGATGATCCAGCACCTTTAAGAAACTTACCTACTTTAGTGTCTTTTAGTTTTTTCTTACTCATATTACCATATATTTACTTTTACCATTTTCTTTATATGCTTTTAAACATCTACCTCTATTTTCATCTTTACTAACATATGAAACGTGAACCCAATTTGGATTGTTGTCATCACCAAATTCCCATATTAATTGGTCGAAATCCAGGTTAGCTTTAATATACTCAAACATTTCAGAATTAGTTTTATGACCAAAAGTATCATCTATATCAATTGCTCTACCTTGACAATGTTGAGATTTTGTACTACCACCAATTGCTTTATTCAGCTCGTCAGATCTAAACATAGAATTAATCTTGATAGCACCACCTACCCAATCTCTTAAAGGTTCAAATATATTTGTTGCGACTCCAACCATATTTGTTATTTGATAATCACTTGGAGTGTTATCAATGTTCAATCGTAAACTAGTATTAGAATATATAGCTTCTTTATAACTAATATGTTTACTTATACGATCCATTTACTACATTTTTATTTTCTTCAACCAAGCGTTCCACTTAGCTGATACATAATGATTGAACGTTTCAAATTGATTCGCTAACCATCTTAGTATTCTTACCATAATTTATTTTTTTTCTAAAAGTTGTATTATTTTAATAATTGTATAAACCAACGTTGCAATTATTAAGAGTGCTTGTAATACTTCGTTTATTTGTGATATTGTAATTACGTAAACAGCAACTCCTAATATTGTTGGTTCAAATCCCCACATTATTCCTTGTGTTTATTTATGATAGCTTGTATGCTATCTAATCTTACGCTTATAATCATTGTTAAACCAGCTTCAAATTTAGCTATTGGTGTACCATTTTTGTATATCATTATAGTAGGTACAGACTTAATAGACTTTTTAATATTGTCTTTTTGATCTTCAACATTTGCATATTGAACTTTAGTGCTTTTTAACCTATCAAGTCCTCTATACGAATTTTCACTATTCCATTTGTAATTAAAATGAACTGTAGTTATATCTTGACCATAACTAAACATACTAAACAATAATGCTAATATTAATATTCTCATTCTTTAATAATTATTTCATATAACTTTTCATCTATCTTGTCTAACTTTTCTGAATTAGCATCTACTTTTTCTTCAGTAGATATAATCGTTTCTCTAATTAGTTGATCTTTCAGATCATACTCTGTTCTTGACACCTCTGGTTCAGGTAATTCTTTTGCTAATTCTATGTCAGCTTGAAGCGAATACCACATACCAACTATTGTAACGACTACTGCTCCTAATGTAATTAAGTTCTCAACGCTAATGTTAAATTTCTTTTTTTTTATTTCTTCTAAATCTAGTTCTGCCATAATTTTACCATTTTCCTGCTGGACAATATGAAGCTATATCAAGTGCTTTTGTTGCTAAAACACAACCACACCCACTAACTACATTATTAGTTTTTAAATTAATTGTTCTTTTTGTTGGATCACAAATACCTACACTTCTAATTGTGCAATCATTACAAATACTTAATCTTTGTGTAGCCATACTTTTAGTTGCTTTATCTAATAAGCCAAACTTATCTTTAATAAAATTTGCCCAACCATTTATTATATTATTTATCATCTTATCCTGGTCTATTTACTGTATATGTATAATTAAAACTAACATTAACACCACAACCACTATAAGCACCTCCTGGACAACCAGATGTATGGAATCCTTCTGAACCATTAGAGTTAGCTGTGAATGGTGAAGCACTATAACTATAACTACTACTTAGATACCACGGCATAGCAGTTTGATTATACCTTTGACCATTTGAGTTACCATCACCACAACAAGCTGCAGATACCATATTTCCATTCATAGAAACAGTACCCCTAGAATTTACGTGGTCTGTATTAGCACTTCCATTATTTAACCTATAATCTGGAAAAAATGCAACAACTTTACTTGTAGCACATAAACTACCATTTTGATTACCACTTGTTCCAAAACTCATACCACTATTTGTACAACTATTGTCAGTTTGCCAACCTAATTGTGCGTGTAAATATTGACCATAACCAGCTCTAGTTGGTGAATATTGCATAGCCCCTGTATGTAAATTACCTACATTTCTCGGACCATTATTTGTTGAATGACCTGTATATGAATTTAATGAACTTGTAGAACTTGATTTTGTTGAACCTCTTGTTTCTCCTACTGCATTTATAGCATAAGCTGTTGTATAATAAGTTGTTGATGCTGATAAACTACCATTTGTTCTATTGTATGAACCAGTACCACTACCTGATGTAAATTTTCCATTACTTGCATAATTAGAACTTGTACCAAAATAAAATCCTCTCTCTGTTACTGTAGCACCACCATCAGATGTAACATTACCATTACTTCTTATACTATTATATGATATATTACTATTGTTATCAGTTGTTACACTAGGTGCTGAAGCATTTGATGTGTTTTGAGTAATTGTAGAACCCCTACCCTCTCCTATTGAGTTAGTTGCGTAAGCTGTTATGTAATAAGTTGAATTATATGTAAGTCCAGTTTTTGCTAATGTAAAAGTTCCTGTACCACTACCACCAACACTAGTTTTTGTATTTTGTGTATAATCAGAATTAGTTCCAACATAAAAACCTCTATCAGTTATACTAGCACCATTGTCAGCGGTTGCATTACCATTTGCTGTGAAACTAGAAGCTGTAACACTTGTCGCTGCACTAGTAGTTACGCTTGGTGCAGATACACTAGAATAACCATAAAATTCAGACATAGTGTCTGGTTCTGTAAATCCAGCACTATTAGAAAGTGTTCCTAATGAAACATCTGTTCCACTTGCACTTCCATCAACCTCTGCTGCTATGTCAGCTCTTAATCTTAAAGCCCCTGAACTTGGTACTGGCATAATTATTTATTTTTTTATATTAAACACTTTCCATTGTTTCAAATGGCTCAAATGATTTTAGATGACTATATGCAAATTCTACAATAGTTTGTGATGTAAATTCTTCACTATCTAAATGTATATCAACCATAGGTGTCCAATCAGTAAGATATAATGGTGTGTCATTATTGTCTTTTGATTCTTTTGATTCAAAAACTTTATACATAATACTTAAATACCAAATTTTATCATCTTTAGAATGATTGTGTTGAGTAAATCCACAAGATTGAATAATTAAATAAACATCTTCAAACGATTTTTCTTCATCTAAATATCTTTCCATTACTGGTTGTTCTATTTGTATTGTAGTACCTCTACTTTCGTAATGTGGGTGTTCTTCGTCTATTTGTTCAGGTATATCAACATCAACCATTTCTGTACCATTTTCTCTAAATAACCAAAAATTTATATCTCCTTGTAATGCCATAGTTAATCTTTTTTACAATTATTACATTCATCTAATTTATCAGATAATTCTTTTACTGATTCAATTAATAATCCAATTAGACCATTATAGTCTACAGTTTTAAATGTATCAGATCCATCTAAAGTATTTTGTGTTTTAATTAATGATGGCATTACCTTTTCTACATCTTGTGCAATTATACCACCACTTGCTTTTCCATTTGATTTATAATTAAATGTTACACCTTTTAACTCTTTTACCTTTTCTAATGCACCATCAATAGTTTCTACATTATCTTTTAATTTCTCATCAGAAGATATTACTGTAGAATAAGCAACAACATCACCCTCTACTTGTAAAGTTCCACTATCTTGTAATCTCATATCTTCGCTTCCATCTAAGAAAAAGTTAATTTGATCTGATTGAACATTAATGTAATCATTTGTATCTAATCCAATTTGTGAAACTAAACCTCTTGAATCTAGTGACGCACCATAACTAACTGTATTTCCCATACCACTATGAGCTGTACAATAAGTATATAATGTTGGTGTGTCTTGCTCTGTTGTTATTTGTGTATATGCACCTGCGTTACCTGGAGTACCAACAGCTGTTACATTAGTTGAATATGCTGATCCCCCACTATGAGTACCATTTGATGTTGTACTAAATCTTAATGGGTGACCACTATTAGTACCAGCACTTTGATCGAATCTATATGTTTGACCTTTAGATAATGTTATTACTTGATTTGCACCATCATAATAATATTTATTCCCTGAACCAGGATTTACAACCGTAACTATTATATCTGTATATATAACATCAGTTGTATCATTAATTTTTATATCAGCTAAATTTGTTAAGGCAATAGTATCATTTGCAACTTTTGTACCAGTCACAGCGCCACTACCAATTGTCGCAGTACCACCACTAACACTAACGTCACCACTTAATGCTAACGTAGAACCATTACCAAATAGCGTATATACTTCATTGAAGTTTGAGTTTGTTGATTGCATTGCGGTTCTTAATGGATCACCTGTTCCATCATTCGCATTAGTACCAACGTCTATAATTGTTTTTGCCATTGCTTAATTTTTAATATATTGTTTTATCTACTGTTATACTTGTATCATCAACTAATTCTAAAGTTGTATCAACTCGTAAAAAAGAACCATCTGCATCGAATGGGTATATTGCACCCCAACCATTTGTCTCATTTGTATTACCAAAAAAACTACTTTCGTAAATTGATCCAAATGCCATCTTTTATCTTTTTAATATAACTCATTAATTTAATTTCGTTCTGCTTTTTAGTCTTGTTGTTATATTTAATATACTCTCCTCTTTTCATTATAACACCCAACCTGTTAAGTTTTGATCTCTCTCAGGGTACATACCACCATCTTGATTAGCTGTATATAAAGGGTATTTTTCACTATTTTCATTCATATACCCTAAAAATCGTTGAGTATAAAACTCTGCTTTTTGTTTTGCATCATCAGCTAGACTATCAATTTCTTTTAATGAAGCACTATCTGAATTATCAGATCTATGTTTATAGATTCCACCATTAGAAATTTGAAAAGCTATGTATGGAATTAGAGTTGCTTGAGAATACCAAACTAACATAGGTTTTAAATAATCATCAACTAAAGTTGTATTATCAGTAGTTAATGAGTTATTAATTACCTCAAATTGTAATCTATCATATAATTTTGTTCCAAGTTGTGTTTGTATATAAGTGTCTTGTGCTACTTCTACAAATTGTATTAACTTATCTTGATCTACATTTCCATCAATTATAGACTTCCTTTTTAACTCTTTTAATGTTATAAATAGTGCTTTCATTATTTATTATAATTTGGGTGATGACCTTGATTCGGCATATCTTTTGGTGCTATTGCATATTCTTTAGGATTTGTTGGTTCTTTAAATCCATCTTCTTTTGCTTTACCAATTGAAACTTTATCTCCTTGTTTAACTTTCTTTTTGTATACGTTTAACATAAATTTGTGTTGGCAATTAACACCCCCTTTATATTTAAATAAACTATATCTTTGACCTTTATGACCTAATTCTTTATTAAGTCCTCTAAAAGACATCATACTAATATCTTCTTTTCTAAACACAATATTTTGTTCAGCTAAATTTTCCATACTAATACAAAACTTTCTACTATTTATAGATTTTTTTATTGGTGTGTATGAATATCTAACTTTAAAAGTTGCGTTATCTTGATATGATTCTTTATTAGGATTAGCATCGGATTTACTAGCTTGACTAGAAAAAGTGTCTAAATCAAATTCTTTATCAGAATCTTCAACTACTTCTTGATGAACTAACTCCCATTGACTTTCATCTATTTTCTCTCCTAATGTTTCAAGCTGACTCATTAAGTCATCTGCTTCATCATCATTCAGATCTAACTTAACCTCACTAGACAACTTTTCTCCAGTTTCTTCCTCTCTTTTTATCTTAGTTGCTATATTATCTAACTCAGTAAATTCAATAGGTTGTAACGTTACAAAATATAAGTTTAGATATATTTCATTAAAAGCTAAAATAGACTTAAGAGAGTCTATTAAAAGTGCTTGAAATGGTCTAATAACGATGTTGTCCATTAATATAGAAGCTGTTCTTAATTCTTCTGCATTATTACCAAAACCAGTATTATCTTTTATACCTAATAATATAGGAGAAACAACACCGTGACCAATCATTATCTTTTCCCTCGATTCCTTTGCTAAGAAATCATATTGTGCGTGTGCGTCTGGTAGGTTTATTGGTTCTACTGATGCTTGTGTTTCTGCATCTTCGTTAAATGCTAATATAAATCTACCTGCATTTGATGATCCACTAAACTTGTCATATATCTTTCTTTCTATAATTTCTTGTGCTTCATCACCAGGGACACCATTGTTAAAATTCAATAACATAGATAGCTGTAATCCATTTTTAATATTTTGAATATGATAATTTGATACTTCTTCCTCAAGATTACAATATTGTAAACAACCTTGATAATCTACAGGAGAATAATAATAGAAACCAGGTCTATATGGTTTTACACAATATATTTCAATTAATTCTTTTTTATTACCAAACCCAAATGCTGGAATTCTTTTTGGTTTATCGTTTGGTTTTATTTCACTCCATTTTGGGTGATAATAATAACCTTTAATTTTACCATCTTTTGCTTTCTCAGCTCTTAATGTTTCAGTAGGAAAATGATATATTCCATTGATCTGACTTTTCTTTTTGTCATAAGTAACTTGAATAGACGCTTGACCTAAAAGTTTCAAATCATTTACTATTCTTTTTAATTGGTCTGGTTGTAATATAGATTGCATCTTACCAAACATCTCTGCTTTTTCTTGAGAATCAGTTGCATCTAATCCTCTACCATAAATCATATCTACAATACCATTTACACATCTAGAGTTAGTTGCACTACCTAAATATCTTTCTATAATCTCATCAAAGTATTGGTTGTTTTCACCATACTCTACCCAATTATGTCTTTTGTTTTCAATTACTTTAGGTATTTCATACCCACCTAAATTTATTATCTTTAAATTTTTACTCATACTACTATATATTTCTGTTCAGTTGTTTCAGAATCGAACTCATTATATTTTCCTTGATTAAGAGTATGACTTGTAGTGTAATCTACTTGACTACTAGCATATGCTTTACCTCTATATATTAAAGTTGTTCCTTGTTTTATTTCAAATGAATAATTTCCATCTTCAGCTAATATACTAAACGCACAAGACATATTTAAGAAATTACCATTAGAAGATAGTGTACTTGTTTGATTAGACAATGTTTGATTTTTTTTAGTTCCATCTTCTACAATCTTTAATGTCAAATTACTAGCTACAATATATGATCTTGGTATTATGCTAATAGTTTGAGCATTTGTATTTGGCAATAATGTTGTCATAAGTATATAACTAAATATCTTATATATTGTTCCAAAAAAAAAGAGGATCAAATTGATCCCCTCTTTCGTATTAAGAAAAAAACACTCTATTAAGAGTTTGATCCTACTGTTCTAGTTATTGTACCACTTAACCCAGCGAAATCAGTTGAGTTAAACACAAATTGACCAGCAGTATGTGCCATAAACACAGCTGGTAAAGTTTCTTGCGCTGTGAAAGTAAGTGTATAACCACTCAAATCTCCCATTGCAGCACCAGTAACTATTGTACCACCACTAACATCAGCACCATTAACTAATCCCATCATCATAAAGTTACCATTGTAATCTTCAACAGCAATATGTGGTCTACCATAAGCCATTAATTTTAACTCTTTGTTATCAGCTTTAGATAACTTTTTAAGTGTTAAGTTTAATGTTTGCTCATAGAATGTAGTACCATTTTCTCTTGAAGAGTTTACAGTTTGTTCTAATGATGAATTACCTTTTACTTCATAAACAAAATAAGTTAATGCACCAGCATTACCGGTCATATTAGTTATTTCGTCATTAGTAACAGTCACAGTTCCTAGTTTGCTAAAGTCAACGAAATAAACATTTTTTATTCCACCAACGACATCTTTACAAGGTTCTTTTCTTCCAAGTGTTAAATCACAAGCCATAATTATTATTTTTATAAAAAAAGGTAGGTAAGATTAACTCGCCCACCTTTCTTTGAGTTATACAATCTATTTATTAAGAGTAAAGAACGATGTCAGATCCTATTGCGTGTTGAATACCTGCAGTGAATCTCATTACTACTCTTACATTTTGACTTCCATCAATATCTGCCATATCAATTACTTTTACTTCGTTTTGATCGTTTAATAGACCAGTTCCAAAGAATAAGTTTGATTTTTCAGCAGCTACAGCTGTGTTGTCTGCTAGCCCTGAAGCCATTACCATATTGATACCATCAAATGTTAATGCACCACCATTGAACCATTGAGTACCTTTATTGTCAGTACCAGAAGCACCTACGTTAGTTGCAAAACCACCTAATGCTCTTACATATGCTCTATAAATGTTGTTTGATACATAAACAAACAAGTCCTCAGATCCATATACTGCGCTTGGAATTGCATCAGCAATCTTACCAAGTTCTGTAATTACGTTTCCAGCAGTTACTGCACCAGCAGCAACGTCATTTACGTCAGCATCAGCTAATAATGTAGTTTTGAATCCATCAAATGAACCAGCATTAGCATTTGTACCATTCCAAATGTTTTGTTCCATTTTTTGTGCTACCTTATCTGCTACGTGAGCAATTAAGAATTGAGAAAAAGATGGTGGAAGATTGTCAAATGCAGAATATCCCATTTGTACAGCTTCCCAATCTGCTCTAAAGTCTTTCTTACATAATTGTAAGTTAACTTGAAACTCTTCTGGAGTTAATATTCTCTCAGTTAGAGTTAGTGTCGAAGTTGCGTCAAAGTCACAAGTAGCATCTTTTACGATGTCATCTGTTGCAACTTTTTTCATTACTTCTTTAAATTTGATATTTGGCTTAATAGTTATATTACCCTCAGCCAAAGTTTTACCAGATAATAACGCTGCGGAAATGTATTTCCCTGCGAATTCACCTGAATAAGTAGTTGTTAAATTATTTGTTGTCGCCATTTTTTACGATTTAAAATTGATTAATATTAGATTATGATTCTGATGCCCATACACCATCACCACCAGTTAGATACCAGTCTGTTAATGCGACTGCTTTGATTGTACACCAATCACCTTTATTTGCTGTTGCTTTAGTGTTGATCCAATCTTTGTTGTCTACACCACCAGATTGTATCGCAGCAACTGTACCGTGAATTGCATCACTTGCAGCTGGACTTAAAGTAATAATATTATTACCATCAGCACCAGAATTACGAAACGTAAATTCCATTCCGATATTGTTTGCGTCAATAGTTGGTAGAGTCAATACAATTGCATCAGTTGCAATGTTAAACTCAGTACCAGCTTGATTTGCGTTTATATCTTGAGTAGTAGTCAAAGTTTCTTGTTTTGACCTTGCTCTCAATACGCTATTTGAAGTTGTTATTGTCGTTGACATATTTAAAATTTTGAATTAATTATTAGATATTGCGTTTAATACTCTTGAGTAAGTAGTGTTAGTATTTGCATTAGTTGCATATCTTACACCTAGTTTTTCACTTACTTCATTCTCTGGAGAATGTGCTAGTGGTTCAGTCATCTCAACATCTTTTTGGTCACTTGATAGTTCTTGTGGAACATCAGGACTTGTTTCATATGTTGCTTCAACCATACCTCTAAGTTTCTCAACCATAGCTTTAATCTCTGCAACTTCCTCTATTGTTGCATATTGTGGAGATTTTTCCTCAACAATTTCTTCTTGAGTATCTTCCATAGGATCTTCAGCTAGTACCTCTTCTGCAGAATAAGACACTTGTCTAATGTCATCTTCTTGCTTAGGAGTTTCTTTTGTAGCTTCATTAGCTACTTTTTTGGATTCTACCTTTTTTGTTTTAGATAGATCATCTTCTTTTAAATCAACTTTGTTTTCAATTGTAGATTCCTCTACTTTTTCTACTTCCGTTGATGATAAAAGAACATCTTTTAGTTTATTAACTATTTCACTTGCTCTCATAAGATTACGAATTTATAGTATAACTTAACTATATATTATTGTTTGGATTTCAAACTTTACCTATTCCTTGTGCTTCTAATGTTCCATCACAACATTTAGTAGAATAAGTACGACCATCTGGACATAAACAACCTCTTGCAGAACTTTTAGGTGAACTATGACTTAATGTAGCATCTTTTTTTCTTTTAGTATAATGCATAGTATTATTTTTTTGGAACACAATTAGGAACTGGTCTACCATTCTTTTGTTTCATTCCTATTTGCTCATACCCCTCTTGACAAGGATCATCATCGAGATTGTGTTCCTCACAAGGCATATACCAAACATCTCCCTCGTATTCGTGTGTATGATACCCTGAACAACCCATATCTTCTGCTGCTTTCTCTGCTTCTTCTTGCGTTGAGTAACCAGCTCTACCATCTATAATAGTAGATGATGCTTCAATTGCATCAAGACCTTTTAATTTAGAAGTAGTCCAATTTAACATTGATTTACCACCCCATAATAAATATGATATTGTTCCACACGCTTCATTATTACCAGCGTCATAATATGCACTTGCTCTTGAAAGATAAGAGTATATACGTTTAAGAGTAGACAATGTAAACTTTTCCCCTCTAGCTAATTGTTGCGCTCTCACTTTACCAACTTGAGTTGCACATTTATTGTTTACTTTTTTATTCAGATCAATTGCTCTTTTAGCATTGTTTCTAGCTGATTGGGGGTAACCACCATAACTTTCTAATTCAACATTATCTTCTAAAGATTCTAATGCTTCTAATAATTCATATTGAGCATTTAATTCACTTAGACAACTATCACACGCTTTTTCTTCAATACTTTCTTTTGGTCTTTCCATTTTATCTGCAAAGAAACCCTCTATTGAAAAACCTTTAACTTCCTCATTTTTTACTTTTTTCCATATATCATCATTTAAAACTTTCATAGAAACAATCCAAGTTCCTTTGGGTAGATCAAATCCATAAGAATTAGATTTGTCATTTGTTGGATCATCAACAATCCAAGATTCTACAACACTCATACCATTCAGATCAATTTGATGTTCATATGTTGAATTATTTTGTTTGCTTTTTATAAAGAATAACTCTGATGCTTTACGAACAGTATCTTCGCTAAAATAGATATAATAATCTTCATCATCACTTGCACCTTTTCTAAATATCTTTTTGTTTGGAATTAACGCAGGCCCCATAAGAATTCTTTTCTCTTTATCTACTTCTGCTAATCTGACTTCTTTATGTTCTTTAAGTGCAATAAAATCTTCTTCAATAGCAGGATTCTCTACTATTGATATAGCTTCAATTCCACTAATCTCATTATTTTCATCGATAATTAATTCTATTACGTTTTCCATATTATTATAACTTAACTTATATTATTTTGTTTTATATAGAAGCATTAAATATTCTTGATCTTGCTAATGCTTGAGCTGATGTTATTTCACTTTCTACTACAAATGCTTTAATTGGTTTCTCTTCAGCTCCAGCGATTGTTTGTGCTAGTTGACTAGTTTGTGTTGCACCTACTACATTAAATGCTGGTGCTTGTATGACTGGTGCTGGTGCTTCAGCAATACTTGTAGCTGACGTTGAAGCACTCTCTGGATTTCTAATTTCTTTTATAGCTTTAATTGCCCCTGCTGTTGTTGCAATCACACCTGTCGCTGCTGTTATTTTATTAGTAGTCATTAATGAAGTACCTAAAGCAAAAGTTGCAGGGTTAGATAAAAGTGGTAATGCTGCTGCGTCTGCTATACTTTTGTTTGCAATAATTTTAGCTATTGCACCTGCTTTTTCCACAACTACTCCTGCTATTGCTACTGTTTTATTCTCATCACCTAATTGTTGTAGTAGTTTACCAACTTGCACTGCGGCTTGAGCAGCAACTCTAATACTTTTAGCTTTAGCTTGATTTTCTTTCTCGCTTACTTTTGCTCTTTGTTCTCCATAAAACTCTTCAATCCTTAATAAATCTTCGTTAAAACCAATTCTTAATCCAGTTTCTTCTTCAATTGCATCATATAATATACCTAATTCTGTTTCAGCTTGTTGTTGTGCTAAATTTATTTTTTCAATAGCATTTTCACCTTGATACTCTTTAATAAATTCATTCAAATCATTTAACGCACCATCTAAACCACTATCTTCTGCAAATTTTATAGCATCGAATCCCTCTTTAAATTCTTTATCACTTGTACCTAATAATCTATCTAAAACTCTTTCTGATAAACCTTTATCTTGTTCTTTTAATTCATCATCAAAAATTTTAAAGAATTCTTCACCTAATGGTTCTATATCTTTTGGTATACTAGATAGTATTTGTTGTTCTTGTCTTAGTAATTCATTTCTATCTGCTACTAAATCAATATTTATACCTAGATCAATATTTTCTTTTTCTAATCTATTTTGATAAGTTGTTGCAACTCTATTACGTGCTTCTAGTATATTTATATCAGATTGAAATGCTTTTACATTAGCTTTTTTTAAAGCGTCTATTTCTCTTTGTCTAGTAGCTACTTCTTTTCTTGATTGTTTTATCTTTTCTTCATTAGCTTTAATATCTTTTACTCTTTTTTTGTCTAATTCTTCTAAATCTTTATTTATTTCTTTGTTTACTGCACTTATTTTTGCTTGTACTACTAAATAATTTCTTGTTATTGATACTTGTTGTTCTTGAGTAGCATTTGAGTCTTTAAATGCTCTATCTAATTCAGTAAAATCTTCTCTTATAAAACTAACTAACTCTAATTGATCTGCTAATTCTACATTTACGTTTCTTAGTGTTTTGATATATTCTCTTAAAACTTTATTTGTATCTACTAATTCGTCTTTTAAGTCTACCACAGCTTTCTCAGCTTTTTTAGTACCCATAAAGAATTCAGTTATCTCATCTCTATAAAGTGTTATTGCAGCAAGTGCAACTTGGATTGCTAGAACAAAAGCACCACCTTTTTTAAGTTGTCTTATTAATAACTTAATTACATTTTGTGTACCACCAACTTTACCACTTAACGTTTCAAAGTTAGTAGCCATTACTGAAAGGTTGTTTGTTACACCAATAATACCAAATGGTGCATCAGATATAGTTCTACCAAATTCTACAATAGTGTTAGATGCAAGACCAGTGTTTGCAATCATATCTGCGTTTACTTGCTCTTGACTTTTAGTTGAACTAGTTAACTTACGCATACTATTCTCAACAGCTATTATCTTTGTGTTATATTCGCTATATTCTTGAGAACTTTTTGCTAAATTATCTCTTTGTTGTTTTAGGGTTCTTATTTGCTTTTCAAAACTAGCTCTTGTACCATCAAGAAGAGTGTCAGTTTTAGTCAATTCATTATTAATCTCAACAAATGCTTGTTCAAGTGTTTGTACTTCTTGACCTAATTCGTCAATGACAACTTTACTTTTGTCAATAACCCTAATAGTATAAATTAATTCTTTACCTTTTGCCATTGATTACTCTCTTAAAATGTTCATTCAATTCTTTTAGATTACTTTTAGCTTTATATTTACCTTTAGCAATATCTACTCTTTCACTAACTCCATAGTGATTATCTAATTTTAATAACTCTATTAAATTCTTAATCATTATTCATCTGTTTGATCTGACGTTATTATTCCACTATCTACATAAATATCAGTTGCATCTACTGTTAAGTTTCCTACTACTGGTGGTGTTGGTGGCGTTGTAGAAGTTAAACAATCTGCATTATACACTAAATTATTCTCACCCCCCATATACCCGTGATTATAACACTCGTAACTCATTGTACCAAAATCACCAGCAACAGTAATAGTAATATTACCATAATAATATGTATATGTATTACCATCTAAACCAGTTTTTGTACCACCACTAGCTGTACCTGTATAAGTAATTCTACTTTCTTTACCAAAGTTGTGAAATGCAATAGGGTGAGCTGATGGAACGTCATTCATAATATAAGTACCTAAACCCATTTGGTATATACCATATTTATTATCAAAAACATAAGCATTACCACCTGATGTCACTTCTACTCTTGCATTAAAGTTCAATGCTAAACAATCAAAAGAAACTACGTCATAGTATCTTTGTAACTCTAATTTTGATTCACCATTTTGTAAATCAATGTCAATTTTATTTATACTAAAAGTTTTATCTAGTATTCTAATTTTATCAGCTAACGAATATTTAGATATAAAAGCATTAGTTAAATTTGCATTTACTTTTATTAATCTTGACTTTACATCAAACAAATGTTCAATATAGTTTTTGTAATATATATTAAATAAATTGTTTACGTTACTTTGTTCATTAGCATTGTAAACTCTATATTCATCTACTTCTTCTCCAAAATGATTTGATTGAGACGTGTTAATATCAACTGAATTTAAGGGTACAAAATAAGTTGTTAAAGCACCATAAAATATTGCATTATTAGAAGCATCAGTATATACATAAGGAATTTGTGTTCCACTAGTTTCTCGATGTGCATAAAATAATAATGGCTTTTTACTAAAGTGTGGACTATATTTTTCTTCTTGGAACGATTTAAAACCAGCTGTACTACCACCACCAACAGCTACATTTCTTTCTGCATTACTTCTCTTTACACTAAATCCTACTTGCAATGTAGATGGTGTTGTACCATCAGTCAATAATAACCTTTCATATTTTAAGTGTGAAAAAGGTGGAATTATTTCATACTTTTGCTCACCTCTTGAATCACTATAAGTCCAACTTTCACCACCCCATTCTATACCAAAGTCAGATCTATGTTGTTCAGCGAGAACCGATTCAGTATCTGCATATTTAAATTCTATTTGTGAATATGGCATTAATCTTTCCACACTACTTTCAGAAGTATCTACTTTACTTGTTATATCTAATTCAGAACTAGATGAAGCATAATATGAATCATATGTCATTATTCTAATTCTTTTCATATTACTTTGCGTTGTACTATAACTACTATCTTCTGCGTTTTCTACAAAACAAACTAGATTAAACATTTTAAATAAACCAGATAAAAACTCAATAACATTCATATCAGGCATATTTTTAGATATACTAAATTTACCTTTATTAAATGTTAAAAAACCACCAGGAATAACTACATCATTATAATCTTCGTCATCTCTATCTCCAGCTATAACAAACTTAGCTTCAAAACCATTATTAATAATTAAACCTGTTGGAGAAAACAATTCAAATTGATAATCTCCATCTTGTTCTACATAAAAATCATATTCTTTAGATGTACCATTACCAGTAGATGGTTCAAATGTTCTAATTACTGATCCATTTCTATAAATTCTTAAACCATATGCATTTGATGTATCACTTGTAAAAACCCTAAATCTACATTCTATATAATCTATATTTTCAGCTGTTGAGTTTCTTACAATAATTGTGTCACCAGATTGAGTTCCTATAAGTCCTGATGAGTTAACTGATGATATTTCTAATAAACCTTGACTTGATGCATCTTGATATAAAGCTATTGTGTTACTAGAAATGTTAAATGTATTTACTTTTATTTCTTTACTTCCTTGATCGAATAATGTGTTGGCTTTTTTATCTTTATTAAGCCACATATATAGATTATAATAATCTTTATTAGATGCATTTAAAAAATCGTTAGAGAATTCTATTTTACTTTGAACATTAGGATCACGATTTATCTTTTGTTCTATTGCACGTAAAATTAAATGAACTCTAACACCAGGTTTAAGGTGTTCAAATTTTAATCCATTTACTTGGTTGTTTAGTGGATAGTTACCTGAATTGTAATATAAATTACCATCACTCAAAACTCCATAAAAGTTTGCGTTATTTGTATAATACAATCTTTCCGAACTAGATATTAAAGGAACAATTATTGGTTGTGGGTAAAATAATTTAGTTGTTATTGCGTTACCAGCATTTGGAGCAGTATTGAATATAACATCACCTGAAGTATATGAATACGAAAAGTTGTTTGTTGCAACTTCAGATCCAGCGTTATACAACTTAAAGTCTGTATCTAGTTGTGGGTATGGCGAATATAATAATCTAAATTTCTTTGTAACACCATCACCAGTTCCAATAGTAAACTCATCACTAGATGTAAAATCTTTGCTTTGTGATAGATAATGATAAAATGAATCTCCACTAGAATCAAAATGACTATCATTAATATTAAATCTTTCTAACCACTCTAAGTTTGTTAGTTTTACATTATTAAATAATTCTTTTAATAATTTAAGATTACCATAAAAAGTAACCCTATAAGAACTTGGTTTATTAAATTGAAGTTTTACACTTTCTAATGTTATATACCCATCTTTGTAAGGTCTATCATTAATTTCAATTCTAGCTTCTTTAGATGATCTAGCGTCAAAGTTGTTTCCAACAAGATCATAATTATAATAATGTTTAAATAATTTATTATTCCTAGATGTAGCTGGTAAATTAAAGTTCCTAGAGAAATCAGTAAATATTTTATCAGGTTCTCTAAAATCCTTTATACTGCTTACAATGTTTATTGAACCATCTTGAAATACATCAACTTGTTCGTTTTCTATATATAATTGTATTTTTTGATTCATTATCTAATATTATTGATACCATCGAATGCATACTCAAAATTTATAGTGTAATTAACCAATTTGTCATTTAGACTTGTTTTATATTGAAAGTTAGAATCTTTTACTAATATTGGTAAAGTTTTATTGTTTTCTCTAATCCAAATATTTTCTGATTGTAATAATTGTCTTATTGTCTCATTATATTCATCTCTAAGAAAACCAGTGTTTAAAGTTATAGATTTAGTTGAAGCAACATCTTGAACTACATTAGATGGTGTAAATGT